TAAGAGGCTATCAGTTGCCTCATTTACCGTTTTTAATCCTGGCACGTTCTCTTCTAAAAAAGGTGATACAATTTCATTAAAACCAGGTACAAACGTTTCATTAAACTCAGATGCAAATTTATTGGCACCAGGAAGAATACCTTTACCAAAACCAAGCAAGAAATTTCCTATAGCACTTGCGCCTTCTTTTGCTGGCTCTTTAAAGTTAGTTGTTTTAAAAAACTCTCTTACCTCATCACGCGCTATAGAAGATAATGTACCAAAATTATTAGTTGCATCGGAAAATGCTCCGCCATAGTTATCATTATCAAGGTGTGTTTTAATGTTATTTAAAACAGTATTTCTATGAACTATTTCTGCTTTTGTTTTTGGGTCGTTTAAAAAAGCTTTATGCGTTCGACGTGCAAATGCTTTGTCATAAAAACTTGCGTCTTCGGGCAACTCTGCAAAGATTTCTTCGTAAGTTTTAATTTCCATCAATCATATCCGTATATTTTTGTCCAAATCTAGGATGCTCTTTTAATTTATTAATAATGCTTTGTGGCGTAATTAAATTACCATTTCCATCAAGCATCCCTTGAGCCATTTTAATCCTAGCATTTTGCAATAACTCTTCATATTGCGCTTCTAGTATAGGTTTTCTGTCTATTTCTTCTGGGCTTAAAGCTTTACGTGTAACTTCTTTATTAAGAAATTTTTCTCGTTCCGCCACTAAACCTGGATTTAAAACTTTAACTAAGTGTTCTGGAGTTACAAAAGCGTCACTTACAGCTTTTTCATCTAATATAATTGTAGCAATATCTTCGGGATTAACTCCACTTATTCCGTAGGGAAGATTTTTTTCTCCATCAACCAATAGCGCTGTTGTAGTTTTTAATAAATTTTTGCGACGGACAGCACCTTCACGTTCTTTTGGAGTCATGCCAAGCTGAGCGCGAAAATTAGCCTCCAAGCTAGTGTCTTTAGAAGGGATAAAAGCAACGCTATTTACAGCTGTTTTATATAAGCTCTTATACTGCCAATGGTCATTACTTTCTTGAGCGGAAAACTTTTTATAATATTCCAACTTGTCAGGATTGGTAATGTCGTCCATTTCCCAAACATCTTCTTTTGTAAGGGTAAAATATAAATAACCATTTTCAAGCTCTTTAATCGCATTAAAATCTGACTCAATAATGTCTTGGCCTTCATTTAACGAATCTATTAATTTGTTTATTTTATCGCTTTTAAGAGGCATTTGCTCTAAAAGCTCTGTTCTTATATTATTAACTTCTTCTAAATCCCCAGAGTTAATTGCATTATTTAATTGTTCTGCACCGTCTTTTAGTATTTCATTTGTTCGCCGTGTATCTTCAGCTATTAAATAATTTTCGCGTTGTATTTTTTCATTTGTTTTTCGAGCCATATCATTTTGAAATTCAATTCCCAAAGCATTTCGGTCTTGCTGGGAAAGCATATTAAATAGTTTCCCTATTTCCTCATTTGGCCCCGTATAAGAATCTTTATACAATAAATCTTCAATTAAATAATTTTGCATCAGAGGACCACCATACATATTATCTTTTGCATCTATCGACATAAACACTTCATCTTTATTTGATAAAAATTTAATACGGGCTTTTACCATACCAGGCATTTCAGTTTTCATGTTTTCAAAAAACCTTGCCTTGTCCTCTGTGGGCATTAACTCAAATGCAGCTCTAGCTTGGTCATCCATAACTAAGACTTCTTTGCCTTGATATAACTTCTCTAAATTCTGATAAAGTTCCACTGGGTTATCTGACAAATCTAACGCTATACCTAGCGTAGCAACTGTTTCGCTTTTAACTTTATTATCGAAATCTGTTACAATTTTTTGTCTTTCACTTGACGACAAATCAGACTCTGGAGCATTTATTATATTAATTAAATTACTTCTTAGCATTGCAACTTTTTCAGTTGTCGTAGCAGCATCCTGTAAGCCAAAGGTTTTAATTGTTTCATCTGACGTAGAGTTTCCAATAACAGCCGGTAGAACATCATCTATTACGCTGTTATAAGCTGCGATATTTGTAGCAACTGTGCGCTCTTTTTCAGTTTTTATAAATTGCTTAGAATAAGAATTGTATTGGGTGTTTCCATATATACCTAATTGAGCATTAACTTTACGGGCTACTTCTGGGTCGTTTTCCCGTAATGTTTTAGAAATACTATTTGTAATAGCTTTTATTTCAGCTGCTAAAACTTCTGGTCTACTTTCATTGGTTAAAGCATCCGCTGTTACACTTGTAATTGCTTGCTTTGCATACAGACTTAATTCTGTTGATAAAACATCTAAAGCGCCAGCGTAAGCAGAACGCTCAAAAACAGAACCTCCTTTATCTCCAACTAAATCTAAACTTGTATCATTTTTTATCGCGTCTAATACTTGTTGCTTTGTTGGCGCATTTTCCGCACCATATTCTTCACCAGCCGCTTTAGCTTTTATTTTTTCACGGTCCATTATTTGCGAGGTCATACGGTCGAGCGCTTGTGTGAGATTAGCAAACCCACGCGCTGTTGCCTTGCTTGCCGCAAAATCTATCTTAGGAACCGATAGACCCATTCTAGCTCGTTGATATGGAGAATTACGCGCCATTACGTTGTTGCTCCTCCACGCCAAATTTTATCATACTCAACATATCGTGCAGAGCCTTTAGTAATAGCCGCAACTTTACCAAAGTTCCGAGTAGTTCGAGCTGCGGAAAAATATTGGTCTGCTTCAAATTTCCCCATTTTGCGTGCAATTTCTGCGTTATTCAGTGCTATTCGACTATCTGTAGCGGCTGCGGATAAACTTGCTAAATCAAGATAATGACCGCTTGAACCACTTTCGTAAGGTGATATGTTGCCAGAACCAGCTCTTGCAGCACTCGTTGCCATGTTTTCTAAAACACGCTGTTTAATCGCGTTACTTTCTAACTCGTAATTTAAAGCAGATACTCGGCCTTGAACGATTGATTGCCGTGCTTGTGCTTGATATTGCGCTGATTCTGCGTTTGACTGCATAACAGTCCCAACAACAGTTCCAACAGTACTTAAAACAGCTCCTAATGACTTTGATATAACTGCACTCATTAAATACTCACCTTATAATCTAGGGCCAACACCGTAAAAAATACCGGCTGGTCTTGGCTAATTGTTATTTGTGCATCCGTGGAATATCCCAAAAATCCCTTTGTTTTTTTTAAGCCCGTAAACGTTGGCACTTTACCCAAGCCACTAATAGGCAAGGTTTGCAGAGGAATAGTCCTAGAATTAATTGTAATATTTTGTGAACGATACAGGCGAGGGGTTACCTCTAGCACTCTGCGTTTTTGTGATGCCACTGTTCCCGAAGGAAGCCTCGGCTCAAAGGGGTTTGTTGTCAGTGTAATCGTATAGTTTAACCCAACTTCTGCATAGACAGATGGCACGCCGCCAAGAGTTGCATTACCGCCCGACACCGTAAAATCAGCATCGACAATATCATCTCTAATTATCTTAACAACTTCTCCGTTTAAATGCGCCAGTCCACCAGCTGTTGTATTGCTCGGCTTTGCTTGGTCAGGAGCTACAGGGTTTGCATAATACTGTATGGCACTATCGGTTGTTCTATCGTCATCAAAAACTTCGACATAGTATTTTGCAGCTCCACCTATGGTTCGTTTAACTACAGTATAAATTTGGTCTATATCAACGCCGACATCTACAAAATCACCATCGGTTGTCCACGTTGAGGGGGCAACTATCTGTTGACCTCGGTTCAACATAAAAGCTGCGAGGGTTCCTGTAAAACCCGTTGAAGCGGCCCTGTAACCACTGCTGTCAGTACCGTTGACGATAAGGAGCAAATCGCCCTAAGTAGTGTCTGTAGCGGCTCTCAGGGCCATCCTCTGTGGGTCAACAATCAAGTGGGAGGACAGTAAAGATATGTTGTTTGCCACATAGGATATTTCTGTATCTGAAAAAATCATTTCGCGTAGCGCTTTACCTTGGCGCTGAATGAAAAGTGTACCACCTTCAGCGGCTTGAGGCCGGATGCCAGGTTTCGAACCGCGTCTGGTTGTGGATTTAACTACAATGTTCGCCGGTGTAATAGGGTCGAGGTTCGATTGAGGAATAAAGAACTCACCACCCGTTGTAAAAATTTGTAAGTCTCGACCAGACCGCATGGCAGTAATTGCATTTACTGAATCCGTATTTAGCGTCACCATAATTGCATCATCGTCTAAGGCTTCAGCCTGTGAAAAATTATAAAAATCACTAATTTTACTGCCAAACAAGGTCGCCGGTAATTGTGCTGTTCCACCAAAATAAAGCCGTCCTTCGTGGAAGGTACAAGTGCGAGGCCAGCCACGGGTTGCACTAAAAGCTGTTTCCCATCCTGTGACTAAGTCCCAATCTCCTGAGGCAATAGCAGCCGTAGACATAAACGGAACTTCAACTATTGCATTAGCAACCGTACTACTTTGCAAAGAAATTATCTTGGCAATGCCAAAGCCAGTTTTAGCTCGTATTCTCTGATTTGTAATACTGCTAAAAACGCCAGCTGATGCAGTAAGAGTTATCGACCCTAACACAGCCGAAGGCGTAAGCGTGGCAGAAGGTTGAGAAATGCTTTCAGTAAAAACGTAGTAGGGTGCGTTTTTTTCCGGCGCTGTGGTAAAATCTATTGTTGTTAACGTCCACGTTGAATTGTTTGCACCTCTAGTTAGTTTAAAAGGTACAAAATTTTCATGTGTAAAAATTAACGTATCCATATTCTGCGTAAAATAAAGCTTAGAAATATCAAAAGCAGATACAGAATAAAGCGTACCCGTGGCTCTGTCTAAGTAATCATTTCCACTTCCATTAATGTTTGTTTGTACAACACCATTGATAAAGAATCTAAAGCGTATTGTTGAAGCTGTATTGTAGGCAGAAGCCAGTATCATAAGGTTTTGCGTGGTTGAGAACTCAAAGGGAATAAGTATTGTCCCGTTAGCAGCGTTGTCAGCTGTTGCATCAAAGCAAAATTTAGTCCCAGGTCTTCGAGATACGCCACCCTGAGGCTCAAACAAGACGTTGTCCGCTGTTGCCACAGACGAATAATATTGCTCAAGGTCAATTCGCCCACGCAGTAACGGGTCTAACTCACCTGTAGTAAAGCCAGCTTGGTATTGCTGTACTCTGCTCATCTGACATCTACTAACATATAATCAGATATCACTTGTGGCGTTTGACCAGCGGAATCTATATTGGCAGCTTGCCTAAAAAACCCACCCCTCATCCCTTCGCCAGGCGTACCAAGTGCCACGGCTTTCCAATGCTCCATCTTAGTAGTTTGGTCTGTTATAACTTCCGCTAGATGCCACGCCATTTGATACGCAAGTAATTGTACAAAATACGTTGGCATAGAGCCTTCACCTACAGATTTTTGGTAATCAATATGAACTTCAGTTTCTTCCGTAAACAAAACAGTATTGCCATCTGTGGATTGTCCTATTTCCCAACCCTTATTAATTCCAGCACCAGCTATTGAGGAAGAACGAACAGCTCTTGGAACACCCGTGAGCATATCGTTTGGCATAATATACTCGTACGTCCACTCATTATTGGGAGTTGTTGTCGAACGTGCTAAAGTACCTTTGCTGATTGTAAAGGACCAAGGATACATCCCAAGTGTCGTAAGTTTAATTTCATTATAAATTGTGCTTGCCGCAGCACCAGCAGCTGAACCGTCTGTAAAAGAAGTAATCGGTTCGGCTCCTAGAAGAAGTAACGCTTTGTTAACAATTCCTACACTTGAATCACCAGCTGCCATGTTCTTCTCCTAAAATAAAAAGAGGGAAGGGGCGGAAGACCGCCCCCACCACATTCTTTAGTCTGAATCGGTCACTGCGATAGTGACCCCATCGCCAACATCGACTACGCCAGAACTATTAGAAACGACAACGTGCCAACAAGCAGTTGCTGTTCCTCCAGTAGATGCCCAAGAATAGATAATGTCGCCAACAGTCACATCGTCTGAAACATCGTTAAAATAACCTGCTCCATCAATAACTGTTTTTGCATCGGTTGATGTATATGACCACATCGCAGGGACTTTTCCTGCAAGCGATTGACCGCCTATTGGTCCCCATCCTGCTCTTGCAAATGCCATGATTATGACTCCCTTGTTGTTATATCGACGATTCCATTTGCATCGATTGCAACCGCACCCATTGAAAGGGTAGAAGCAACAAGAAACGATGTTTTTTCTGGAATAAAGTCGATTTTGGTTGAAGGAGACATACCCACGCCACAGCCGATAGCGGACTTATGGAAAGCAAAGTTTGTTCGGTCACTAGAACCGTCTATTGCTACTCCACCCTCGTCCATATCGCCTAGAACGTGGATTGTGAATCCCATGAAGGAACCAACATTTCCACCGCCCTGAGTCAGAGCTTTGATAGACGCATAATCTGCGCTTACGGCTCTTTCGTCAGCAAGCAAAGATGCTAGACCATTAGCGTGCATAATTAAATGCCTATCAGCCGCTGGAACATTTGCAGCGTTAAGTGCTTTCGCAGCCGCTATGATTTTTCCAACATTCATGTCTGAAGCCGCAGCGCTGCCACTAGTTACAACCGTGTTTGCAACGGTGGTTCCAGCGGTCGCAGCTGCGATAGCATCAAGGATAATTTGGTCTTGTCGTCGTCCAATGGCATTGCCAACTAGCTCAGCTAATTCTCGACGTTCGTCAAAATTAACTTTTTGCTGATTGAAAATGTCTGAATACTCAGCTGCAATGTAATCTGTCATTGTGGCAGATACAGTTGCAAAAGCTGTGTTCAAAGGTACAACATCAGTCTGTGGGGTTCGAACACTTGCAGTGCCTTTACCCACGCTCGGAAAGTTTACAGTGCTTCCGACAACACCGTTACGCATCCGACAAACTCCTTGAAGCTTTGAGGTAGCTTGGTAAGCTTGTTTTACCTCAGAGTCAAAAAGTTGGACGAAGGCTGTAGTGAGTCCTGTACTCATTATACTTCTCCATTAAAGTTTCAAAATGAACCTGGTTGTCGGAGAAGCTCCGGCCTGGTGAATGTGTTTCACAACTGGCCTAAGTGGTTATCAGTTATTATTCCGTTATACTAAAACGCGTGTTTTGTAAAGAACCTATACGTTATTTCTTCTTCGGAAAGCCTTTTTTCATCGCTGAATAAGCTTTTGGCGTAATTGTACTTTTCTTTTTTGACCGGCTCGTTCCAGCTTTTTTACGAGCGTTTATATTTGCATAGAGTCCTTTTGGCATTTATAATCCTTTCTATCCAGGGAAGCTTTCGCCACGCCTTCTGTAAATTTTTCGAGCAACATCATTACTAAATTTGGGGTCTGAACCGTACCGTGGGTCGGCCATCATAGAGTCAATTTCTGCTTGGAAATCAGACTCGCTTAACGCCTCATCACTGACAGCTATTGTGGGCATTTGCGTCATATCACCTGTAAGGCTACGCATTGTTTGCAGCAAACGCTGCCCTTCAGCTGTGCCGCCCCAAATATTTATCTCCGCACGTTGAGACTCAGTAATAACACCTTTTCGCAACAACCCATCAGACCAATTCACATTGCTCTGGATAATTTCATTTGCATTTTGACCAAGAGCCTTAATCTCTGTTTCATAATCTTGTTGAATTTGCGCCGTGTTCTCACCACCAATTTCCGCTATTGTTCCGGCAAGCTCGTCAAACGCTGCTTGATTAACACCAAACTTCTTGGCCCAACCTAAATACGCATCGACCATTGGGTC